CTTCGTGGGCCTGTCCGCCCCCAAGATGGCCCAACGGCTGCGCGACATGGGCGGCGAGCCCATCAGCCTCTTCCTGAAGAACCGCACCGTGCGCTGCTGGCGCATCCCCAGGTTTGAGAAACAAGATGCGCCGTTTGAGACCCAAACCGTGCGAGAGCAAGGGAGCCCGTTTTGACCGAAATCCACAAAATCTTCGGCCCGCCCGGGGCCGGGAAGACCACCTACCTGCTCAATCGCGTAGAGCAAGAATTGGCGGCTGGCGTTTACTCTGCACAAATTGGCTACTTTTCCTTCACCAAGAAGGCTGCCAACGAGGCCCGGGACCGCGCCGTGGCCAAGTTCCCGTTCCTCAACCCCAAGACCGACTTCCCGTATTTCCGGACTCTGCACTCTTTGGCCTTCCGCTGTCTGGCCATCCAAGCAGACATGATCATGCGGCCCGAGCACTACCGGGAGTTCGCTGCCCAGGTGGGCATCGAGATCAACGTGGGCACAGAAGATGATGTCGATCTGGCCAAGGCCGACAACCCCATCCTCAACGAAATCAACCTCGCCCGGATTCGTGGCTCCGATCTGCGCCAGCATTACAACCAAAGCGGGCTGGACATCGAGTGGTACCACTTCGAATTCGTCGAGCGGTCCTACCGCCACTACAAACGGTCCAAGGACCTGCTGGACTTCACCGACCTGCTGGAGATGGTGGTATCCGATCCATCGTGCCTGCCGTCCCTTGAGGTGCTGATCATCGACGAGGCGCAGGACTTGAGCCGTCTGCAGTGGCAGATTGTCGAGGCGCTGGTTTCCAAGTCGAAACGGGCCTTCCTTGCCGGAGACGACGATCAGGCAGTGTTCACTTGGGCAGGTGCTGATGTCAAGAGCTTTCTGTCCTTTGAGGGCCAGATCACCGTGCTCAGTCAGTCGTACCGCGTCCCCAGCAGGGTCCATGCGCTGGCCGACAAGGTTGTCCACCGCATCAGGGAGCGCCAGCCCAAGGAGTGGCGGGCCCGCGATTTCGAAGGCGAGGTCCTGACCTACTACCGCTTTGAAGACGTACCGCTGACCGAGGACCCCTGGCTGATCCTTGCGGCCACCAACTACATGCTCAACCCCATCCATGAATGGCTCAAGTCCAACGGGGTGCTGTTTGAGCGCGGAGGGGTGCCCAGCCTGCCTCAGAAGATGATTGAAGCTGTCGTCCACTGGGAGGCCCTGCGGCGCGGCGAAGAGGTCATTGGCGCCCATGTGATGGATCTGTACAAGTACCTGGGCGGGGACTTCGTTGCCCGAGGCCACCGGACCTTCAAGGGCGGGGACCCCACAGCTTGGTACAGCCTTGCGAAACTGACCAAGGACCACGGCCTACGGACCGAGGCCATCTGGCACGAAGCCCTGACCCGCATCTCCGAAGACAAGCGCGACTACTTGGTGGCTGTGCTGCGCAGGAAGCAAAAGCTCTCCGGCGCCAGCCGCATCAAGTTATCCACAATCCACGGCGCCAAGGGCGGGGAGGCTGACAACGTCATGCTGTTCATGGACCTCTCGCCCAAGTTCGCCAAGGAGTACGCCACCAACGGCGACAGCATTCACCGCCTCTTTTACGTGGGCATCACCCGGGCCAAGAAGTCGCTGCACCTCATCTTGCCCAAGCAACGAGAAAAAGGGTTCTACCTGTGAAAACTATGCCCCTGTTTCCAACCCCGACTGAGTGGGTTCCTCCACAGTCTTTCCCCAACTTGTCCACAGCCCGGGAGATTGCAATTGACCTTGAAACCTGCGATCCACACATGGAGTCGTTTGGCCCTGGCTGGCCTCGCAACGACGGCTTTATCGTTGGATACGCCATCGCTGTGGATGGTTGGGCTGGGTATTTCCCTATTGCTCATGCTGGTGGTGGAAACCTTGATAAGCGTCTGGTGGAGAGATGGATCAAGGATGTCCTCGCCCTCCCAGCGGACAAGATCATGCACAACGCCGCCTATGACGCCGGGTGGCTTCAGGCAAGTGGATTCACCATCAATGGCCGCATCCTCGATACCATGCTGGCCGCTCCGCTCCTCGATGAAAACCGCTTCTCGTACAGCCTCAATGCGCTTGGCTTCGACTACCTCCAAGAGGTCAAGAGCGAGCAGGGCCTCAAGCAAGCCGCAGCCGACTTTGGCGTCCACCCTAAGAAGGAGCTTTGGAAGCTCCCCGCGATGTATGTCGGTGAGTACGCCGAGCAAGATGCAGCGCTGACGCTCAAACTCTGGCAGCAGTTCAAGATCAAGATGCGCCAAGAGGAGGTCGAGTCCATCTTTGAGCTTGAGACCAACGTCTTTCCGGTGCTGATGGAGATGACCCGCAAGGGCATCCGATTTGACCGCGACAAATGCAGCAAGCTGATTGATCAAATGCGAAAGCGAGAGGAGCAGTTGCTGCGTGCGATGAAGGAACAGGTTGGCCAAAAGGTCGATGTTTGGGCAGCGCAGTCCGTGGCCCAAGCATTTGATCGCCTGGGCATCTCCTACGCCAAGACCGACAACGGGCTGCCAAGTTTCACCAAGGGCTTCCTTGACTCCTGCGAGCATCCGCTGGCCAAGATGATTGTGGAGGCCCGGGAGGTCAACAAGACGCACAGCACCTTTCTGCAGCCGTACATGGACTTCAGCGCCACGACGGGGCGCATCCATCCTCATGTCAATCAGATGCGCTCTGATGACGGTGGCACGGTCACCGGACGGCTGTCCATGGCCAACCCCAATTTGCAGCAGGTCCCTGCCCGCCACGAAATCATCGGACCGATGGTCAGGAGCCTGTTTCTGCCTGAGGAGGGCGAGCAGTGGGCATCGAACGACTTCTCCTCCCAGGAGCCGCGCCTGCTGGTCCACTACGCCAATCTGCTGTCTCTGCCCGGGGCCGACAACTTGGTTTCTGCGTACCAAGAGAACCCCAGCACCGACTTCCACCAAATGGTCGCGGACATGGCTGCAATCAAGCGCAAGGCGGCCAAAACGATTGGCCTGGGGCTCATGTACGGCATGGGCAAGAACAAGCTTGCAGCGCAGCTTGATTTGTCCCTGGACGAGGCCAGTGAGTTGATTGAGCAGTTCCATCGGAATGTGCCGTTCCTCAAGGGCACCGTCAACTCCGTCATGAAGCGCATCGAGCACCCGGCTTCGGGCGGCGCGATCCGCACCCTGTTGGGCCGCAAGTGCCGGTTCCCGCTGTGGGAGCCGATGGAGTGGGGCGTGAACAAGGCGCTGCCGCGTGAGCAGGCAGTCATCGCTTACGGCCAACGGATCAAGCGGGCGGGCACCTACAAGGGCTTAAATCGCCTCATCCAGGGGTCAGCCGCAGATCAGACCAAAGCAGCCATGGTGGCCCTGGCCAAGGCCGGTATGCGGCCCATCTTGCAAGTGCATGATGAGGTGGCCCTGTCGGTCAAGAGCCGCGAGGAAGCTGTTGAGGGGGCGAAGATTATGGCCGAGGCTGTGCGCCTGGAAGTCCCCAGCCGGTGCGATGTGGAGATCGGACCAAGCTGGGGAGAAGCGAAGTGATCACGCTTTGCGCCGTAGGACAAGCATCAAGAGCTTGGTCTTGACTTCGGCCATGGCGTTACGAATCCCTATGAGGGACAAGCGGGGCGGTTCCTTGTAGTCGTCAAACAGATCCAGTTGTTCCAGGGTGAATAGGTACTCACCCCTGCCTTTTCCCTTGACCAAGTCAGCGCGAAGGCGCCCAGAGGCCGCCAACGTCAACCCCGCCCTGCGGATGCAGGAGGGGTGAATGTTGAGAGCCTTGGAAAGTTCACTGGTGCGCTGAGGGATGTAGTTGCACTGGCGCAGGTAGGCCATCACGGCTACCTGCGCGTCCTTGGCGGCCACTTTGATGGGTTCGACCATCAGAACCACCCGAACCAGAGTCCAGTCCCGTGGACACAGCCCACGGGGAAGAACACGGCTCCTGCGATCAGAAAGCCCCAGGAGGCTGTCTTAAGGCAAGTTACGACATGGGTGATCCATGCTGCTGCCACCCAAGCGAAGACCAGAATGGGTGCAAGCTCGCTCATACCGCCCGCCCTTCCAGGCGCATAGCCACCAGCTTGGCGTAGCCTGCGATATCGACCCAGTGATCGACTTTATCGGGGTTGCCGTTGACGATGCGACCGATCTTATGGATGATCATCTCCAGGGCTTCCCACTGGTCATCAGCGAAGGTCTTGTTGTGCTTTTGCGCATGCTCAGACACCAGCCGCTTGATACCCTGCATGAGTTCGGCGCCGTTCTTGAACTGGCCATAGTCCACGGCCCGCTGATCAAGGACCGCGCCCACGGAGATGGTGCCCTCCATCTGCGGCGGCAACGTCAGCGTCTGCTCCGGAACAGGGAGAAGCGGCGGTACGAATGATTCCTTGAACGCCTCAAGGCGGCTCTTGGCCCGCAGCTTGTAAACGTAGGGGACCGCCATGTTGTACTTGAGCGCAACGTCCTTGACGTTGGCATCAGGGGTTTTCTTGAACAGGGCGATGATCTTCAGGGATGTGGGGGACGGTTTTTTCATAGCAGTGCTTCCTCGTAGGGTTCGATGGGTTGTTTGTTTTTGGGTTCTTTCGGAAAGAACTTTGGGTCGAGGCGGTCGAATGGCCACCACTTCTTGAGTTCCTCTTCAGTCAGTCTTTTTTTCGGTTGCTCTTTCATTTCTCTCCTTTCTAACGATGGGTCTTGCTTTCCTCTGACGTACCACCTCATGCACTATGTCCATTGCTTTCTCAAGCTCTGCTACAGTACATGCTTCAAGCTGGGCATCATGGATCTCCATGCCCAGGTTCAAGGCGTTGAGTTCGGGTCCTCGCAGGGTAAACTTGCCAGTCTCCGCCCCTCTGCTTCCCACAGCAAAGAGGGCGTCCTGTGAGGCCCGAATCTCAACCTCCCAGTCCTGGCCGATCTTCATCGTTGCCAGGGCTTCCGTGATGTTCAAAGCGCCAATCAGGATGTCAATGTCCTGCCTTGTTCCTTGACCGCTTCGAATCGATTCCAATGCAAGGTGGTTCTTGATTCTCAAGTCCGTGCCTGCGCTGATTGATGCTACGCGCTTGAGGCCGCCAATGACATAGGACAAAGGGTCCGGAAGGACGCCCTTGGGGCGGTACTTGCTGCGCTTTCTCATGATGTGTTTTCATTCTTCTTTCTTGCGTACGCATAGTGTACGCTAAATTAATCGTGCGTCAAGGGCCTTTAGGTTGAGTTGCACTTCTGTTGTCTTTAGCCGCTTGCTGTGCTGCTTTGAGTGAGGTGTACTTGGCCTTGTTGCTCTTCAGGACAAAGAGGTCGTAGTGGTCGCGTGTGATCTCATCGACCACTTCCCCATTGGGCGTTTCCAGCACCCAATGGTCCACGTTCCATGTCTTCCACTTCATTTCTGCTCCTTGAGTTTGTCAACGGCATAGGCGATTGCTTGGTAGAAAGTCCAGCGGTTGCCCGGCTCAATCTCGTTGACTGTTGTGTAGATCTTCTGGAGCAGATCCCACAATTCATCTCTCTGGGCCATTGCACAGATGGGTCGCTGGCAGTGGAAGCTGCATGAATGGATGTCGTTCATTTCTTCACTCCAAATGCTTCGCGGATCAGGTCCGCAGAATGAAACGGCTCGGCTTCGTAGGCAATCTCAGCGCAGCGGTCTGCGACAAGGGCGGCGAAGCGTTCAAGGTCTTGCGTCTTGCCCATAAAAAAGTCTTCGTGCATTTCCGAGTCAGACTCACGAAGG